GATCATTGGTGAAATCATCATTATATCCACTGTGAGTGCACTTGTGACGGTGAGTCCTTGTGTATATCTAAGCAACGCGGGCAGAAGGTTACGGTTAGTAACCAAGCTGCTGGATAAGTTTCGAACCTCGTCGTGGGTCCATAATCGAAGCTTAAGAAGTGTTTTCTCGTCCATGTCAACAAAACCAATGGATTTTGTGGCTGGGCATACTCATGGAGTTTCAGCTAATCATAGGAATGAAGCTGCCGCTTTCGCTGATGAGTTTGGCAAGTTGTTGGGATCAAGAATTTGGTTCTATAATGCTTCAGAAACTGATCAAAAGAAGGGGCGACTGATATCTAGAGATTACTATTGGGCTAAAGACACTGGAACCCAAGCTAGCCCATATAATCCTAAGTCCCAAGATATGGTATATCTAGGTGATGAAGAATATTATATGGACATGCATAAGTTTTCAGCTGAAAATTTTAGACCAATCTTGATGTATACGTTACAACCCACATCAGCTGGGAAAACTGGGAATGACTATAATTATTGTTTCCTGGACAATAATTATATATACTACATAGTAGATGGCGGTTCGCAATATTGTCATCCTCTATGGAATTACGATGGTGATAATTTCATGGTTTTTCATAAATTCTTTGGAATTAAACTATCGGCGTCCCATTTTAAAATTGACAGGAAGCAGATTGACGATGATCATCAAATAATCTTACTATCTTCAACGTCCAAATGGTTCTTTCCATTTTCTTATCTTGCAGAATATTACCTTGAATATCCTGTGTTTGTTCGCTTACAGCCAGTTTGCGGGCAATTTGTTAGATTGAGAAGTCAGATAAAGAATCCACCAAAGACTAGGGTCAAAGGTAGTTTGAATGATGGAAGGAAATCTAGACTAATGATTTCAACTGGGAAAACGGGATGTTTTCTATCTGCCACGATAGGTGTGGAAACTGACGATGCAATTGCCTGTAGAGCCTTGGCTATGAAACATGGCATAACGCTCGCTAGTGTCAAAAACACCTTATCAGAATATGAAAACATCAAGGAAGGAAGGAAGGGTGAGTTTAGGGGTGCTGAGATGTTATTGGCATGGCATCAACTACAAATACCATTTGAGCCACAGACGGTATTTACAAGTGAGATGTATGTTAAGAATTATCAGTTTAAACCTTTTGATTTTGAAGTGTCACCATCGTTACAATCTTTCATGAAACCATTGATTGATGGATGTTTTGCACCAGACATTACGTTTGGTAACGAACTGCATTCTTTCTATGGTAGATTGATTGGGCCGCAACGAGACGTTGATAAATTGAAATTGCGTTTGTCACCGTTTTTAGAGAAGTGTATGGATGAATTTGTTGATTTGATCTTAGGAGATAAGAAACACACTCTCATACCATATGATGAGGATTATGTATTTGACAAACAAGATAGACCAACCCAACGTAAAATTTTGTATGACGCAGGTTATACAACTGCCACTAGTAGAACTGAGTTGTTTCAGAAACGTGAAGCATATGGTAAATTAGCTTATCCACGTATCATTACCATTATTAATGCTAATGACAATTTGGTATATTCAAAATACTTGTATGCAATAACGGATGTGTTAAAAGAACAACACTGGTATGCGTTTGGAAAAACACCGAATGAAATTGCGGAGACGGTAGCAGATATTTGTAGCACAGCGGTATCACATGCAATTGCTAGTGATATGGATAAGTTTGATGGTAGAGTGTCTACAATATTACGTGAACTCGAAACAAAATTAATGCGGGCAGCTTTCCAGCAACAATATATACCAGAGTTGATAGAAGTTCAAAATCGACAACAACACGGTATAGGTATTGGTAGGCAGGGGACGGTAATTGATCAGGG